TTATCTTACCTCAACAAAGTTGGTGCCAGTATAGCCGTCATCGCAAAACTCCCAGGACGGCATGTTGTTCAGCTCGGGCGATTCCTCCACATACTTTCGGATTATCAGCCGCTGGCTGTGGATACCGTTGCTCTCGTCTTTCAGGCTATTGGATTTGACATCTACGTCCTCCCGGGAAAGACGCAGATAGATTGCCAAATGTTTTTCCATCATGCAGCCTCCTCCTTCAGTTTTCTGCAGGCGTCCACTATTTTCTCAAACTCATCCACATACAGGAACTCAATGGAAATGCTGTTGTCTGCATAGAGAGTAATGCTCTTAATCATAGCCTCCACCATCTCTTTTGTAACTGTAATGGCATTGCAATACTTTTTGATAAGCCGCGCCCAGTGATGCTCCCCCTTTACCATCTTCTCCGCTTTTCTGCGGACACTTTTCAGCTCTGACAGATCTTGGCTCATACTCTCTATTTCAGCCTGGTATTTCCGCTTGGCATACACATACTCATCCTTGGTAAGAACACCGTCCTTATAGTCGGTGTAGAGCTCGGTAATCTGCTTCGTGCGGCGATTGATGACCTGCTGAATATTCTTCATCTTGCTCTCAGCAGCCCTTAAAGCTGCATTCACCTTTGCCGACTCCATACACTTCTTCAAAACTTTCTGTGTGTCCATGAACACATCCATCTGGGCACGCATAGTAGCGAGAACCGCCGCATCCAGCTCTGCTGCCCGGATACTCTTTTTAGGACAAGCGGCGTCACCCAGCTCGATATTATTGGGACATTTATAGTTAAAATAGACATGTGTACCGTCCTTGTTGTATGAATGTACCTGCTTGATGACACGACCGCAGTCTCCGCAGCACATACGCGCTCCATAAGGGTTTTCCCGTTTTGGTAGGTGGATGTACTTATCATAATGATCTTTGCTTGCCTGTTTGCTCCGGTTATTGACATCCTGTACCTGCTTCCACAAAGTCATATCAATAATGGGCTCGTGGGTGTTCTCCACAAAGTCCCAAGCAGATTCTTCCACCTTGTGATAGGGTATTCCACGGCATAAAGCGCTGGAGCTGCGTCCCTGAGCCAAGTGGCCGATATAGACCACATTTTTGAGAATATCGGAAAGCACATGGCGGTTCCATGGAAGGTCTTTCCCCTTCTTGTTGTTATTGGTAATGATTCCCCGTTCAAAACGCAACCGGCCAGGAGAGGGAATGTCTCTCTCATTCAGGATACGGGTCAGGCTGCCGATGCCCGTACCCTCTGCCCGCAGCCGGAATATCTCACGGACCGTATCGGCCACTTTAGGGTCAGGTATCAGATGGTTTTTGTCTGCCGGGTCTTTTAAGTAGCCGTAAGGGGCATAGCTGCCAGTGTACTCTCCCCTTTGGCGCTTGGCTTTCAGCGCCGTGCCAGACTTGCGGGAGATATCCTTGGCGTACACATCGTTAATCAGGTTTTTCAGCGATACTCCCAGCTCATCACTGGAATTTTGTGCCCCGCTGTCGTAGTTGTCATTGACGGCTATAAACCGAACCCCCAGGAACGGGAAAACCTTTTCCAGGTATTCCCCGGTTTCCACATAGTTCCGGCCGAGCCGGGACAAATCCTTGACAACAATACAGTTGATTTTCCCAGCCTGCACATCAACCAGCATCCTGTGAAAAGCCGGGCGGTCAAAGTCTGTGCCAGTGCAGCCGTTGTCGGTGTAAATCTCCGTTAGGCTGAGATAGGGCCGCTGTGCAATATACTCCCGTAGCAGAGCCTCCTGGTTTTCCAAAGAATCCGCGTCTTTCTTGCCGTTATCCTCTACAGAAAGGCGTAAATAAGCAGCCGTGCAGAATACGCCCGGAACCTCCTGCCGGGCAAAGATTTCCTGTCTTTCGCTTTTTCTTGATACTCGTGCCATATCAGCCCACCTCCCTTACCAGCTGCCTGTGTTCTGCCAGGAAATTCATAATGCTTTCAAATTGATCTGCTTGCCGGAACACCACCTCAATCTCCGCACCCTCATAAATGTTCACCCGCTCTATCAGGTTCACCACCACCAGCCTGCTGATTTCTGTGATATTCCTATACTGCTTAAACTGGGCAAGCCACCCTTGCTGCTGGCTCATGCCATGCTGGATATTACCCTTGTCCACATTAAGCTGCGCTATGATACCTTGTGCCTCATCGATGCGAGCGGTAAATTCCTCCTTCATAGAGAGAAACTCATCTTTTGTGAGTATACCGTCATGCAAATCCTCATAAATACCCAATCGGAGGGCGTTATTTTTCTCAATGATCTGATCCTGGTAACGGATACCCGCCTCAATTTTAGCCACCTCTGATGTTTCCCATGAGAGAGCGTCGATTTCGCTCATAGCTTTTTCCATCTCCAGGATAACCTCAATTTGCCGCTGCACAGTGGCAAGCACAGTTTCATCCAGCACGTTCTCTCGAATACTGTGCTTGCTGCACTGGGATTTATCTTGTTTGTTGGCGCTACACACATAGTAAACATATCGTTTTTTGCCGGTATTTACTGTCTTTCGGAACATCGGGCTGCCGCAGTCGCCGCAAAAAATCCTCCCGCAAAAGGGTTGGACAGCCCCTCCTCCTGCACTGGCCCGGGTATCCTCTGTCATCAACTGCTGTACAAGGTCAAATTGGGGGCGTGATATGATTGCTTCATGGGTATTCTCAATACGCACCCACTCGCTGGAGTCCCGGAGAATTGTCTTTTTCGTCTTGTAGGTAGGGGCCATACGCTTGCCCTGCACCAGAACACCGATATAAATCTCATTGGTGAGAATCCGCCGTACTGAGACATGGCTCCAGTACGCCTTAGCTCCAGACTGAAATGAAGTGGCAAAGCGGATACCTGCCGCCCGTTTGTATTCCGCTGGGGACAAGATACCCATTGTATTCAGTTTTTCTGCTATCTGTTCTGGGCTAAACCCTTCAACCTTCCACTTAAAAATATCTCGCACCACTTTGGCAGCATCTTCATCAATCAGCAGACTGTTTTTGTTAGATGGATCCTTGCGGTACCCATACGGCGCATAGTTGCCAATATAGTCGCCCTGCCTTCGCTTCACATCCAAATTCGTGCGAACTTTGATGGATATATCCCGGCTGTAGGAATCGTTTATAAGATTCTTAAACGGCACGATGATGTTATCTGAGCTGCTGCTCACCGCGGTGTCAAAATGGTCATTCAGCGAAATGAACCGAACCCCCAGCCGTGGAAACACCTTCTCAATATATTTTCCGCAGTCAATGTAGTCTCGGCCAAACCGTGAGAGGTCTTTTACCAGAACGCAGTTCACCTCTCCCCGCCGTATACTCTCCAGCATACGTTGGAAATCCGGGCGGTCAAAGTTGGTGCCGGTATAGCCGTCATCTTTAAATTCGTCATACAGATCCATTTCCGGGTGATTGCTGATATACTCCATCAAGAGTTCTCGCTGGTTATGGATGCTGTTGCTCTCCGATTTACCATTTTCAGAAAGCGAAAGGTCGCCATCATCCTTCGATAAACGCAGGTAGATGGCGACCTTAAACTTCTGTTCAAGCCGCTTGCTCATTGCGCTTCTCCTCTCTGTTTTCCCTGAAACCCGAGATAAACAAGAGGTACACCTAGGGCCTGCTAAGCAAGCACTGGCGTTCCTCTAAGGAGTCGCTGATTTTGTCCACTCTCATTATACTACGGGCCTCTGTAAAAGTCCACAGGAAAAATCTACCAGTTACAGGGAACCTAGCATGGTGCTGAAACTATCATTTAGTGTTTTGTCCTTACCCGCATAGGAAACGCGTACCTTTACATTACCTACACGGAAACAGTATGGGTCTTTGACCTGTTCCACATAGGAGCGGACGCGCTCCTCTAAAGGGAGGCTGTGGTCAACATGGACATTGCGGATGTCTACCAGTTCGTCCAGGGGCTTCGTTGCTATTCTTTCGTTTCCTTCCATTATTGATTGGCTCCTTTCTTTTCCTAATATTGCCAGTTTTGTGAGAGAATATGCGCATATTGGGACGTTGTTCCCATACCAAATACGCTATTATCACACTCACTTCTTACTAATTTTGCAACTTAAAAAGCAAAAATATCTTCCCCGGCGCTCAAGGCAACTGAGCCATAGGTCCAAGAGCAGCAAACTGCTCTCCCTCCCCGCCTTCATCATGGCCGGGCCGCGAATTACGGAAGTATCATTATCCCACCATGGGGTCATCGCGTTATGCAGGGGCCGCCTGCATATATGTACTCATGTCCAGTCTGTCAGACTGGGGATAGCCGCTCGTCCACAGGGAATGTACCGGGTTAGACTGTGAAATTATCAAGGTGCGGGCATTGGGGATGCCTTTCACTATATAAAAAGCAACTCCAAACCTCAAATCTCGAAAGAATTTCAAAAATTTTTCAATTTATTTTGAAATCTGAGATATGCACGGCAATGTGGATGAGCAAATGTTGCCGCAAATCTTCGTCAATATGGCCGTCAACACGGCTATATCGGTCAAACAGTGGTGTGTAGAGTTCGAGAATTTGTTCCAATGCATCTATATCTTTAGAAACTGCCCGCTGGAGCAAATCATGAAAATCTTTAGGTGTCATCAATTTTCACCACCTCCCTGCAATTCCTTGCGGAGCGCTTTCAGAGCCTGATACCGCTGGTCATAAATCTGTTGCGGTGTACAGTGCAGCAACTGTGCCACGTCAGCCGGTTTTCGTTCCTGTGCAATCAGCATGGTCAAAATGGCCTGTTTCCGAGGTGACAGCCGTGAAAACGCATTGGATAGGCGTTCCTCCTGGAAGTCAAAGCTGTCCATTCCTATCCTCTCATCAGTATTGGAGGCGATAGCTTCTACCAGGATCTCGTCTAGTGGGATCGTGGGGATATAGCTGTCTATTTTAGCTAAGTAATGTTTTCTGGCCCGAAATAGTGTTACCTCCATCCACCTGGTAAATCTTGCTTTTAGTTCGTCCTTTTCGTTCGGTTGATACATGGTATACCCCTTTCCGCCAGGGCATACCATCACGGACAGGGTACAAAAAATCCAGACACACCGGGATGGTATGCCTGGACAAATGGATTTGCTGTTAATCGATTACCATTTCTGGAATAAAAGCCGTGGCGAGCCAAAGTAAACCGATGCCTCGCCTACTTACCAAAAATCATGTAATTATAAACATTATATAACAATACGCAGCCGATTAGAAGGGCCTTTAAAGGCGAGAAGTATCCTTTAAGGTATAGTTTTTGAAAAAATCAGCGTTATCACTGAAATATCTCTACATTATCCAACATTTCCGACACGTTTACTTCAGTTTCTGTGCCATCAGGTTTACTGTCTGTTTGCAGTTCAATGCTTTCAAGCCGCTCCCGGACCAGATTTTCCACCAGCTCCTCTATCTGGGCTTTAGAAAAGGTCTGTGTTGTATTGACTGCAATCTTTCCCTCTGCATGGAGCAACTCCGGGTGGGCCGATAAAAACTCATACAAAGCCTGCACCACCACAGCACTTTTCCGATTCCCCAGCTTTTCCAGCAGCTCCCCCGCTTGGATCTGCTCCTCCGTTTCAGCCGGGAATTGTAAGGAAAAACGATACTTCCCATTCTTTTTCATAGCCTACCTGCCGAGCCGGGCCAACTGTTTTTCGCCCAGCATTTCATAGCCTAGTGCATTAGCGTTGGGGGAATCAATAAACTCTGCCTTGCCCGCCAGCGAGGATTCACTGAGGTAAGGCTGCAGGAGAATACTGCCCCCGCCGATGAAAATAGCCGGGTTGGTGCGCAAATCAACCTGCAGCTCCCGGAGCTGGCTTAGAATATCGTTGGCGTGGAGCTGGGCAGCGTTGAAAATTTCTGCTTTGACTTCCTCCGGCAAGTAGACCTCTTTGCCTTGCAGCACCGCAGAAATGTGCTCATCGTCGATCAGCATATCGTACTGAGCACTCACCTTGCGGATGACTTCATTGTTCATAGTGATGACGCCAGTTTCCAGCGAACGGCAGAACTGCAGATTGGGCTTGCCGTTTTGTAGGAGCAGGACGTCGGTGGTATAACCGCCGATGTCAATGATAAACAGCCGCAGCGTGTTCAGCACCATGCCGCTCTTGGGCACCACCGCCGCAAACGCCTGAGGGAAGACCATCACCTGGTCGATTTGGACAGAGTAGGGCTTGTCCCGGTAGGTGAATTTCACAACTCCGGGGCGCTTGAAATAGGCCGCAAACTTCTCCTTCAAGCTGCCAAAATGTTCTGGTGGCAGCCCCACTGCCAGATGAATACGCTCCATGGGGGAATACTGGCCTTTGCGCTCCAACTCCTTGGATATGGCGAACAGCGTCAGAATGAAGAAGCGGTCGTCCTGGGTCTTGTCACGCATATAGGGCAGACGCTTGGTGGCAAGCGTCCAGAATTTGCCGCCGTACTCTAAAATCTCGTCCGTCATGGGCGGCTTGACGGAGTGTTCGGTCAGCCCAGACACGAAGGTGAAGCGGGGTGTCTTTATGGCATAGTTGCCGTGGTCAATAGCTATTAACATGATAAGTACCTCCTGAATTTTGATTTACAGGCATTACACCTGTTACTCTGCGCATTTACAACTGAAATACGCATAAAATTTGAAAGAAAAAGGACGGTAATACCGCCCTTTCCCTTTTCAGCCAACTTTGGCGATCTCCTTTCGGAGCCGCGCCCAGATGTAGTCATCCAGGCCCTTGTACCGCGGGTCCCAGACGTAGGTTCCATAGCGGAACCCCATCCGGCCCAGCAGCTCCATAAGCTGCTCATACCCGCGCTGGACGTGCCAGTTTATGGCATAGTCCATGTCAAAGGCGGTCTTGATTTCTTCCAGCCCCTGCTCCCGGAGGAGTTTTAAGCTGTTTTCGAGCTTTGTCAGCGCGTTTACTCCTGGTACTGCCAGGACAGGCAGCCCGGTCAAGGCATGGATAACGTCAGCTTTCATGGGGCCCTCCGTCAGCACAATACGCTTTGACGGCGCTCCTGCTAAGTGCGTCCATGCCGGGGAGCCGGTGCCAGAGTGCAGGCCGGAGCTGGATATCCAACGGAACTTGCGCTTTTCCATGTTGTCCAGACGGAGTTGCAAGCCCTGGATCTGGCACAGTGCATTTCTGACAGGAATAAGTATCCCAGACTGCTGGTGTACAAACGACCACCAGCCCGCTTTGGTGCGGAAGAAACCCGGTACCCCGCGCACGTCGATATTGCTGTTTGTAAGCCGCCGTGTCATGTCAGAATTATGCTCCATAGGCATAGACCTATAACCCAGCTTGGCAATATCCCGGTCATTCAGCCCGCGGTTATGTAGATTTTCCCGGTGTGAATCGGACAGCGACAGCATGGAAAGGAGCGCAGAGTAGGTGTGGTGACGAACTGCTATGTCAGCGATGGGTGTTTCCACAGGCTGCTGAACCTCCCGCTGCTGGGGCAGCACAAGATGTTCGTTGAGGTGCAGCCGCTCTGTCAGCTCCCGCCGGACATTCTGCCGGTGGGCACCTGTGAATAGACAGTACAGGTCGAAAATCCCGCCAGCCACTCCGCACCGGGCGCACCGGAACACCTCTTTTCGGAAGTTGATGTTCAGGTGCCGCTCCTTCCCCTCGTCACAGCAGGGGCAGTGGACATAGTACGAAACCCGGCCGGTTTCTGGATGGGGAAGCCCCAGCAGTCCCACAACGTCTGTCATGCGTATCCGTTCCATGCGTTTCACTCCTTTTAGGCAGTTGTCTGTGCCAAGGCATAGTCCCTGATGTACTGGGCCGCCGCCTTGATCTCCTCACCGCCCGTGAATTTCTCCGCGATCCATTTAATAGCCCCCGGGTCAAGGCGAAGGACATCGCCAAGACTTTTGCCCTTGAATTTGACTATAGGACAAGGTACACTCATGGCCTGCTCCAGCTTTTCTTCCGGGGTCGGCTCAGGAGTGGCGGGCTCGATCACGGTATAGAACTCAGTTTCAGCGGTTGTTTCTGTCGGCAATTCCTCCTGAGCATTGGCCGGAAACTCGTCCCCGGCCATGGAGAATTGCAGGCCAAAACCGGCGTTTCTCAGCGCTATACCCACCGCCGCCGTCTGCGCCCACTCTCTGGGAGAAACGGACGGTTTTTCTTCAAGGAAGCTCCTGGAAGCCGTAGCTTCTGCCAGATAGCAGTCTGCCGGGTCTTTGTAGCTTGGATAGACCCTGGCCGTGGCAACAAAGCACTCCTTGCCTGGGCTGACCTGTACGGCTATGCGCCCCTCCGGGTACTTGAGCCGGAACCAGGCCATCTGGGCCATAACAGGCAGGCGCTTGCGTGTTTCGCCGGTGGTAAGGTCAGTGTAGTCTACTGCGTATTGTGCGGGATCAAAGCCTTCTATCTGATTGATTTTTTCGATTGCACTCATGATTTTTCCTCCTTCTTGGGCGTCAGGTTGATGTAGGTGTCCCGGTACTGCACCCACAACGGCATGATGGTGTTGATGTACTTGCTCACCGTTTCACTGTACTGCTCGGGCCGGCTGGGCTTGAAGCTTGAGAAGCGCTTGCGGCCGTCACTGACGGCCTTGCCCAGAGAGTTCAGAGCGGTTTCCCGGCGCTTCTTGCCGTTTTCGTCTGCCTTTGGGCCAAACTTGTGCTCTGTCAGGATGAACCCAACGCTGGCGTCCACCAACTGATAATGGTATGTTAATGGTTTCGGGTCCAGCGCCATGGGCGCGCCCTTGACGAACGCCTGGAACGTCTCCAGCACACCTATGCGATAGTTCAGCTCCTGCATGGCCAGGGAATCCTGGGGCAGCAGCGTGTGGGAAGCGATCTTGGCATTGAGCTCGGCCTGTTTTTTCTTATAAATCTGTAAAGCACTCATTCTGGAACCTCCTTATACTTTTTGTATGCGCTGGGCCAGACAAGTCCCGCGCTTTTCGGTGTCTGTACGGTTTATGGCTGTGTGCAGCGCCCGCTTTTCGCCCACGATTATCACCTTGTTTTTACCTCGGGTGATGGCCGTATAGACCAGCGGGCGGGTCAGCATGATATAGTGGGCCCGCTGAAGATTGATGATGACCGACTGGTACTCCGAGCCCTGGGACTTGTGGACGGTGGAGGCATACCCCCAGTCCAGCATGGAGAGCTGGGAGGAATCGTACTCTACCTCCCTGCCGTCACCGAAGTCAATTTTAACAGTGGTGCCGTCCTCCGACTTGAAAATGTCGGTAATATACCCCATGTCGCCGTTGCTGATGTCGTCCAGGTTCTTGGTCTGCATGACCTTGTCGCCCACACGGAATGTGCGTTTGCCGTGGGTGACCTCAAACTTGCCGGGAGCCGGCGGGTTCACCATATCCCGCAAGCGGAGGTTGAGGGCGTTTGCGCCGGTTTCCGTCTTTTTGCGGTAAGGGGTGAGCAGGGCCACGTTGTCCGGGCCGTACTTGGCAGCTTCAGCCATATACAGATCCACAATTTTGTCGGCGGAGGTTTCTGTATCGGGTGAATCCACGAACTGGAAATCCTCACCGTGCTCCAAATTGTGGCTGCCCTCGCGTATGGCCTTGGCGTTCACCGCAATCCGGCTGCCCGCTTCCTGTCGGAACACTTTATTTAGCTTTGTCACCGGCACCTTGCCGCTGGCGATTATCTCGCTGAGTACCGCGCCGGGCCCAACAGACGGGAGCTGGTCAGAATCTCCGATCAGCACAAGCTGCGCGCCCAGGTTTACGGCGTTCATCAAGTACCCCGCAAGGTACACATCCAGCATAGATACCTCGTCCACCAGGATCAGGTCTGCATCAAGGATTTCCGGCTCCGCATAGTTTCCATCTTCATCTGCTCTAAGGTTCAAAGCCTTATGAATCGTAGAAGCCGGACAGCCGGTAGACTGCTCCATTCTGCGGGCTGCACGCCCGGTGGGAGCGCAGCAGCAGATATTGCCGTTCGGGTTCTGGCGGCGGTATATGTTCAGGATAGCTCTCTGGATCATGGTTTTCCCTGTGCCTGGGCCGCCGGTAATTACCGACAGCTTGCTGCTCAGAGCCATCTTAACGGCCTGCCGCTGTTCCGGGGCAAAGCGGAGCTTTAGCTTTTCTTCTGCCCTGTCCAGCTCCATCTCAAGATTGGTGCAGGCACTGGCTGTCAAGCGAAGGAATTGCTTGATACGCTTGGCCAGCATATTTTCCGCATGGGCTGTCCTTGTGCGGTAAACGTAACGACCATAGCTCACAAGCTGTCCGCTGTCCACCAGCCGGGCAGCACGGTTCGCCGCCATGTCAAAGGACAGGTCCGGCGTGTCCAGCAGCCTGAGCGCCGCCCTTATGAAGTCGTGCTTTTCCATACACAGATGCCCGCTGCCCTCGGCGTCAGTCAGGGTGTAGAGCAAACCCTCGTCCACCCGCTCGGTGGAGAGCCGGTCAAATCCCATGCTGGCGGCGATTTTGTCGGCGGTCAGGAACCCGACCCCGGCCATCTCGCAGAGCCGGTAGGGGTGGTTTTTCACCACATTCATGGTTTCGTTGCCGTATTCTACATAAAATTTCATGGCCTGACGGGGCATTATCCCATGAGGTGCTAAAAATGCAATCACATCCCTGGCGCCCCGATTCATGGTGTAGGATTCCACGATTTTCTTCAGCTTGGCCTCGGAAATGCCTTTGATTTGGAGCAGCCGTCTGGGATCCTTGTCCAGCATTTCAAGGGTTTTCAGCCCGAAAGCGTCATAAATACGCTCGGCGGTCTTTTTTCCGATACCTTTGATTTGCCCAGAGGATAGGTAAGCGATCACGCCCTCCTTTGTGGGCACCAGAACCTCATTGTAGCTCTCCATTTTGAACTGGTAACCGTACTTGGCGTTCTTCACCCACTGCCCCTGCATATCAAACCGGAGCTTCTCCGCTGTCGGCAGGCAGTAGCCCACCGCCGTGATCTGGCTAAGTATGTCCCCTGACTGTGTCTTGATTTTTTCACAGGGGCGGTACTGAGCCACCATGTAGCTGCCGGGGCTGGGTTCGTGGGGGTAGATGAGCCGCGTAAATTCACAAAGCATTTTAACCTCCTATTTTGGCTGCACTGTCACTTTCACCTTCCGGCTCTCAGACGCTTTCAGCACCTCCGCGTACACGGCAGGATACTTTTCCTTCAGCGCCTTGGAATCCGGGCGGCGGGTGGTTCTCGTTGCAAAGTCGATGAGCAGCTTGTCGCTGGTGGTTTCCAGAACCCCGCGCTCATGCTGTTTCATCAGTTCTGCGATTTTCACAGAGTGGGCGGCAACCTCTTTTTCGTAAGTTTTCTTCTCAGCGTCACATTCCCGGATTTTGTCCTGCAGCACGGCAATGCGCCGCAGGGCTGGCTCATATTTGCTGCCGAACTCGATAGAAGGCAGAGCTTTCTGGCTGGGACCGTAGATTTTCGCTAACGATTCCAGCGCCAACGTGGGAGCAACATCCGCCATGGTGGGCGGCTGGTCGTGTTCCAGGCTCCATATCCACTGTTCTAAGCGCTCGAAAATCATGTCCTCCTTTGCCTTGTCCCGGGTGATTTCCGGCATTGCCATGTCGTAATCCGGGTTGTTGCCCCAGATCGCCGAGAACGCTCCCAGTTCCACGTCTGCAACCGCCATGTAGTACCGCAGCTGCAGCTCGTAGTAGACGGGGATAGCGTCATCTGCCCAATCCTGAGCTTTGTGGTAGGTGCAAGATTTACACTCTAAGATACCCGGTTCACCTGTAGGTTTCACAAAGCGCCGGTCGAAGTTCGCCAAAGCATAGGGGTGGTCGGCGTGCTGGTAGAGGTTGGTGTCGTCTATGACGGTGCTGCCGGTTTTCTTGCCGTACCAGTGGGCAGCTACCGGTTCCAGCAGGTGGCCCATCTCCATTTGTCCAGCGTTGGCGCTGACAGTGGGAGCCATCTGCCCTTTCTTGATTTTCCAAAGCTCCAGCGGCGTCACCCAGGGCGAAAGCCCGAAGATCGCCGCCACATCACTTCCGCCCACTGTGTAGGGAATGTCCCCTTTGGGGCCGTGCATACGGGCAGCCTGCCACTCTTTTTCAGTCATGCCAGCTGTGTTACAGAGAATAATCGGTTTTGCCATTACCAGTTCACCCCTTTCGCTAAGTCATAGTCTGACCAGCGCAGGGTCAGCGCCCGGGCCATGCTCTCCTGCACGGACAGCAGCTTGCTCTCCGGCGTGCCCTGGGTTTTGAGGATAAATGGGATCTCCTGCATGGCAAAGTAGACGTCGTGGGCCGTAGCCGGGCCGCTGCAGGCTGTCTCAAACATGGCGATAGCTTCAAGAGCTGCTTTCTTCGGCAAACCGAGCTTTTGACACACCCGGGTCATTGCGTTGACTGGGTAATCCAGGTCGATCTCCAGCAGCTTTTCCAGTTTGGCTACCAGGCTGCCAAACTGGGCAAAGAGCTGGTCGAGAGTCTTCTCAAAATCCTCCACAGTATGTCCTTTGCGGTGGTCTACGGCAACGCACTCCCCGATGAGGATGGGGAACTCCCCGCCCTCCAACAGTGCACTGACTTTTGCGGACGCCATGCCGGTGTCGGAGGTCATGAACCGTATACCGGGCGTGAGCTTCGCCGCAAGATGGGCTTTTCCTTGTGCCGCAAGCAGCTTGGAATAAGTACCCAACAAGTCCTCCTTTTGGTCGGGCATAAGCCATGCCGCACTGACAAGGGAGTGGTCGCAGTACCCTCCCTTGAACTCGTTACCCGGGAACCGGCTGTCCAGATTGTCATGGAGTACCATGAGCAACTTGTCCACAGGCAGGACAGCGTAATCTGTCGCGCCACCGGAGTGGACTGCGGAAACTTTTTCGTCCCGGATGAGCAGCAGCGCCTCCTCACCGTAGAGCTTCAGGCAGGCATTGAGGACGTTTGCCAGCACGTCACGCTTCAGTTTGGGGAGGGCGGTGCCGTTGATCCTGGCTCGGCCCAACAGGCTTTTGTAGGCGGTGTCACGGACGGGGTAGTAGCTGCCGTCCATCTTCATGGCAAGGCCCAGGTTGTGGGCGGTGTCCTGTACTGCCTCCGAGGTCACGCCAGGCGCGAACATAGTCAGATCGCTGTACAGAGGGGCGTCCTTGTCCAGAGGCTCAATGCGCAGATCTTTGACCCGGCGGCGCCTCCACTGGCTGTTTTGGCTTTGGCTCTCGTGATACCCGAGCATGGCCGGGTAGTCTGAGAAGGTGGTGAAATAGTTGTCCTTGCAGGTTGTCATGTTGATTCTTCCTTTCCTGATGAAATAGAAAAAGGCAGCTATCCCAAAGGATGCTGCCTTTTTGCCAGTATCGGCCGGATTCGGTTGTAAAGGGAAACAAAAAAGTGCCATTTGTAATCGCATAGCGCGACGCAAATGACACTCTGTAACTCTGCTACTTTGTCCGTTTTCCGAACCTGATACTAATATATATATATTCTATCAGGTTTTGGGTGTGTTGTCAATCCGTTCAGCCTCTGTTTTCTTTTGGCTATCGTGGTATTGCCGGATCATCACTTCCACCACTTCAAGAATGTTTGCCCTTACCTCTATTGGCAGGCCGTCCAAATTTTCCATCACTTTCGAGGAGTGATGATCCATGGATGCCTCCACCACATCACAGAACACTTCATCTGCGGAAATCCCCAGGCCATTCATCAAGATGACCAGTTTATCAAAGCGTGGGAAAGTTACTCCCTGCTCCACCTTAGAGATATAACCGACCGGCAGATTCGTAATATCTGATAGCTGCTGTTGTGTATACCCCTTCATTTTCCGACATTCCTTGAATCGGTAAGCAAACCTCAAATCCGGCATTTTGTAACCCCTGTTAAACAATTATATCTTACAGAGGTTAGTATATCCTGCTAAGAGCTATAAGACCAGACCTGTAAAGGGCTGATATATCCATTAAAGGGTTAGTTTACTCAAGAAAATTTTCCCATAGGAAAGGTTATCGGCAAACCAATATTACTAAGCGAGCGCTGGATTTTTTCATATTCTTTATTGGAATACTTTTCCCACCTCAATAAAGCATCCATCAAGGCTGTTGACCTTAGCAATGTCATTCGTTCCATAGTCCTCATATGGCTGGAACACCCCGCCTTTCAGTAGGAAAACCTGGATAGCCCGGTTAGCTGGGTCAACCAGCCACAGCTCCCCAACACCTGCCCGCTGGTACAGATCCATCTTCACCAACCGGTCATGACGCAGACTTCCCGGGGAAAGTATCTCGATGACCATATCCGGTGCGCCCTTGCATCCGCGCTCATCCAGCTTTGCTCTGTCACAGACAACTGTAATGTCGGGCTGGACTACCGTATCAACATCTTCCGGGGCGTCGTTGTCCTTTTCAAACAGCCTGACGTCGAAGGGCGCGGCAAATGCTTCGCAATTTTTGCCCTCCAGAAAGTTTGCCAACTGCCGGCTTATTTCCATGCTTATCCGCTGATGTGAGGTACTTGGCGCGGCCAGGAGCACAGTTTCGCCCTCAATGAGTTCGCATCGTTCTGCAGCGTTCCACTGAAGGTAATCTGCATATGAGTACCGTTCACAGTCCTTTTCCTGCGCGATGGGTGTTGTCATAAAAATGCCCCTCCTTGTGCTTACTGTAAGTTTATTATACCGCGCAGCGGCCTCAAAATCAACTGCAAGGTAAATGGAGGGCCTGAAAAAGCAAAGAGTGCCGGAATACGGCACTCCTCTTAACAAAACTAAATGTGATAGTCGAACAGAACCAGCGCCCACTCAGATGGTGCGGCATTTACTTTTTCCAGGGTCTGTTCTGTAATCCGTGCAGTATTGGCACAGGTGTCGTAGAAACACGAGTCAAAGGTATATTCCCCATACACCAGCTTGCCAATTTTGAGAAACATATATGGTGCCAGGTACTCCGAAAGGTTGTCCGGCGTTGAGTCGGCCCTTATGTTCCACAGATTATGGGCCATCTGCGGCACGTTTCCATTTTGCCAGGCAGCCAAACTTTGGATGCTCTCCTCCAGCTCATTTTTCTGAGCCTCTGCCGCCTCCAGCAGTTCTCGTTCAATCATACTTGTTCCTTCACTGCCCAGCAGGACATTTTCTGGGAAAATTTGGCTCCATCTTCCGGCGGTATCAGTCTCCCGCCAGTCAAAAACATAGCCTTGGTAGCCCTCGGTCATGTTAGCCGCATAGTCGCGGATATTCAGCACCATGTCTGCCCGGGAGCAGGCGATGTCCATAGGGACTTCTGGCACATAAACCAGTATTTTATGTAGTGCGTGCATAGTTTCAGCTCCTCATATTCTGATGTGCTTTTTAACCATAGCCGTCAGCTTGACCGGCAGCTGCTCCAAATCGGTTATATCCAGGAAAGAATCACCGTATATCCGCTGGATGCTGGGCTTATCATCGCCAATAGCCGCCGCCACAAAAGCGATACCCTTTCGCTGATATTCCTGCTTTATCCCCCGCAGGTCTTCCTCGGCGGCTGTGCCGTCATAGCCGCAATCTGCAGGCTGGCCGTCTGACACCAGGATCAGCAGTTTGACCTCCTCCGGGCGCTTGGATAATTGTTCTGCCACAAAGCGCAAAGCAGCGCCGTCACGGTTATTTCTCCTGGCGCTGACATCCATGAGCCGGAACCTGTCGTCCTGGTCGAAAGCGTCAAACTCGGCGTAAGAATACAACTCTACCGTGGGACCCCGACTTGATGAACCGGTAGAATGTCCATACACCATAACAGGAATTTCCAGGGCGTCACAAAAGTCGTGAAGTATGATCGCCGCCGCCCGGGCATAGGTGCAACGGTCAGAGCAGCCCATGGAGCCGGATTCGTCCAGCAGCAATCCCACCGCCAGCTCAGGAATATCTGTAGGCAGGGAATTTTTGTAGAACACCTTGCCGTCGTTGCGGCACAGGGCATGGGAATCCATGCGGCGGCCCATCATCAGGCCGGTCTGCTTACCGCCCTGGCGGTGCTCCTTTAACTGCTTGATGATACTTCGCTGTAACTGTTTTGAAATTGCCACCAGCCGGGGAGCAATATTATCGTACTGTTCCACAAGGTCGGGATCAACGTCCGTTATCCTTTTAATGGAGATATTCACACCCTTGTGAATGTCCCCGTAGGCGATGTTGTTGGCAACCTCGTTCAGCTCGGACAAGCGCTCATTCTCAAGCTGCCCACAGGCCGCCTTCTCCGCCATCTTGTCAAGAATACGGTCGATGTCAGAAGCGGCCTTGTCATACCGCTCTCGCTTATACTCCTCATCACGCTCCACCGTGCCGCCAACCGGCTCAGACACAGAATCAGTCTGGTGGTAGGGGATACGTCCGTCCTCGCCCTCACTGACTGGCTGCTTACCTTCATTACCAGCGGAGCCGGTGAGGAATCCTGTGCTGTCTTCGCCGTTATTACTGTCACTTTCCAGCTTCTCTTGTTCCTCATCATCACCCGCTGGTTCATCGTCTTCCTTTTCAGACTCCTCGTTTTCAGCATCATCCGAAGCTTCTGCGTGGCTGACAGCAGAAACGCTCCCTGAACCGCTGCCGGCAACCGGCGTACCACCAGTACCGGCGGCGGTCGTGCCAGCCATGCTCCCTAATGCCTTCCCGATACTTTCAGCCAGGGCCTCTGCCTCCTCCGTGCGTTTCTTCAGCAGTTCGCAGAATTCCTGGATATACTCCCAGCAGCGCACCAAAATGAGGTTGACTGTGTCCAGCCTGGTCTTAACTGAATAGTCGCTGACCGCCTGGTCAAGCTCCCGGATCAGGTCAAATGTGGTCTTTATCCGCAGGTCGCTCAGCGGCTCATCACCGTATTTGACCTCCCGGAACTTCACATAGGAAAGCATGACCTGCAGAATACTCTGGAAAACGGTGCTTTGCCCATCGTCTTCCAGCTCCTTTAGCCTAGTGACCGTGTGCATCTCATCCAACTGCTTTTTCCGTATGGTTTCCAGGCTGTAGCCCAGGGTTCCTGGAAAGTCAGCCAGCACACGGTTCTCGATGTAGCCGTCCTCCAACAGATTTCCAATGTAATCCGCTACTGTTCGGACAGCCTTTAGATTTCTCGGGTCAGCCTTGGTGTATGCCCACAGAGCCTTCTCGTTGGCAAAGTCGCTGCTGGTGCGCAACGCGGGCGGGGCCGGGTACCAGATACCCCGCTCCAGATTGTTGAGATGGGTCTGGGATGTCAGGAAATCGGTGTACAGCACATGGCCCAGCTCGTGGGCGAACAGCCCGCACACCATCCAGTAGCGGTTCTGGCGGCCCCGCTCATCCGTCACATATGGATTGCCCGTGTTGATGTAGATTTTCTGGTTGTCCGTATAGGCGGCCTCCTCGGACTTCGGGTTCCAGTCCAGCTGCACCCGCACCCGGCGGTCATACTTATAACGCCTGGTTTGGGCAGCCGCCATGTCCTCGAAGTGGCCCGCCAGCATACGGCTGGTGAAGAATTGCCGGTCAGTGATGTGGCTGCGCTTTTCATTCATCAGGCGCTTGACCAGTTTGTGATTCGCTCTTGCCATATTGTCCTCCTTATAGTTGAAAAGCCGAGCGTTTGCCCGGCTTTCCCTTTTGTTTTATCCCTCAAATCCGAACCCGGCGTCCGTCATGGCTTCCACAGAGCAGAAGGTGATGCGCACCCCTTTGGGCACATCGGTCATTCCTCTGTTGGAAGCAGCCCGAGCCAGGCTCAGCAAGTGGTACCGCATAGCGATGTTGACGTGCGTGCGCAGGCTGGCTCCCATCGTAGGGTCATAGGTTTCAATAGCCAGCAGCGCCCGCAGAAGCAGCTCCTGGGTCAAATCCTCAACCTCCATGTGGGTTCCGGCTACCAGGGGCCAGTTCTCCCGGATGATGTAACCGGGCAGATCCATGACCTTTTTCAGCAGCTCGTTGCGCTCGCCGACAGGTGTGCGCCTGGGCGGCTCGGTGGGGTAATCTTCCGCGTCAAGACCCAGCGCCCGGGCAATTTTGCCCAGCCTGTAGGCTGACGGCTTGTGCCGTCCCTGTTCGTAGTCCTTGATGGAATAATGGGAAATACCTGACCTCCTGCCAAGCTCACGCTGGGTCAAGCCCTGCTCGATTCGTGCCTGCCGCATTGGCTGATAATAATTCTGATTTATAGTAATCACGTTTTACACTCCTTTTTGTGTTAAGATGCTTTACGTTTTGGGGCGAAGATCGGCTCCAGAACAGAGCTGATAAGCGCCTCCCTGTCGTTCTCGTCGGCGGTTGCCTTGCTGATTATGGTATACAGCGCCGACTGGTACACATTGCCCGTTATCTGCGAGCTGACGATCCAGTCAATCAGGCTGCGCATACCATACGAACCGTCTGATATACTGTTTTTGCGGCAATACTCCGCCAGGTCGTTGACCACCTGCACCATCTGGCCTACCTTGTACTCGTCCGTTTCACCGGTGACGGCCATAGCTCTCTGCACCATTACCTCCGGGGTCGGAAGTTCCACGTCCCGGACAAGGCTCATTCTGTCAAGCACGGATTGATTCATGCCCCGACACCCCTCATAGCTGGTGTTGGTGGTGACCACCACAACAGCGTCCGGGTGACGGTGGATCACCTCGCCGGTGGGCAGTGTAATGCTGCCGGACTGCTCCAGCAGGGAGTTCAGTCCTACAAGTACACCTGGCTGGACGATGGTAGAGGGTTCTTGGATCTCTATCAGGTAGCCGTTTTTCAGCGCTTTGATGAAGTCTGTGTCCACATAGCGGTAGGTTTGACCGTGGGACTGACTTTCCTCTGTGCGTTTGGAGAGGGCCTGCACTTTGGCGGTCACCTTCTCCATGACGATAGCCATGCACTCCTGTGCGCTGGCAGTATCTTTTTCAAGGCCGGTCAGAGCATGGTAGACTCCGGCAGGGTCATAGTCCATGTCCTCTATGTCAGGCAGCCCCATGATTTTTGATACGTTTTCATAGGTAATACCACCCATCTGCTCAAGCTCCGCTTTCTCCCGGTCAAGGTCTGCGTCCCCGGTGGAGCCGCCCTCAGAGTCCGGGAAAATCATTCCAACAAAGTCAAAGATCTCCGTGTTGGCGGAGCAGGTGTATTTCATGTAGGGCAAGTGCAAGCCAGCGGCGATCGCTTTTGCCCCCATGGTCTTGCCGGTTCCGGCGGGGCCTCGCAGAAGGAAATTGCGCATAGGCACCGCCATCTCAGTGGTGGCCTGAGCGTGTTTGCACACGTCAACCACCTCGGGTGGGATGATGTACCAATCCGGCAGCTCTGGAATGAGCGCCTGCTCCTGCGTGTTGTACGAACGCAGATGAAGCTCATACTTGTCTACAAAGTCATCATGCTCCACCACAGTGCTGGCCTTTTTGATGGTCGCTGGGCCGGTGTTGGCAAAGATGGTAAACTCGCCAGCTGTTACGCTATGTGGCGTAAACGCTCCAGAATCCAGAGTGGTCTGGGTAATGCGCATCAGGTTGCCGGATTTTTCCACGTTTGCCTTGATATGCACCGGACAAGTTGTGTCTTTTACCCGGCGGTACACGTTGTCGCAGAGCACTGCCATGACGTTCGTGGCTGTGGGGACGTCTGTGAAGCCTACGGTGTACTGGTCGTAGTAGGTCTGGAAATTCTCCGCAAACTCCTTATCTTGACTGAGAAACGGGTACATGGCCATCATCACCGCGGCACCGTCCCGATTCGCGCTGTTAAGAACGTAGCTCTCAGAAGTCTCAGTGCTTTTGTCATACACCGAGGCGAGGATATTGCCGGTGGAATTGTCGTACACCACCAGATGGTAGGCGTTAGGCCCAACCGCTGACTTATACTCCGCAACGCTTCTATGGTCGATGACCCCCACGGCTCCCTCGCCGGTGCCATTCATACACCCGCACACGGCGTTGAGCCCTTTGATGACCGTTGCGCACAACGTAGCCTGGGTGCCATCACCATACATTGAGGAGAGTGGCATTTTTTTGTTGGCAAGCGTATCGAAGGGCGGCGGCAAAGTCCGGCCGAAATTGAACAGATTATTCAAGGCTGTCGCCATCGTCTTCATCTCCTGTCAAAATAATTTTTATGCCTTCCGCAAGACATTGAGTGTGGTTATAGCCGATGCCGGCGAGCTGCTTGCAGATATCCGGCCAGCTTTCGGGTGCAGGCAGCTCCGTTTCTGTCAGGATCAGCTCGGTGAGGTTGTTTTGCAGGGCCTCCCTGCACCTGTCGCTCAGGTCAGACTGGTGGGCATCGACCCACTGGAACGCCAAAAGCTCGTAGTTGTCCTGGGGTTCTTCGGGAACTGGCTGTTCGTCTGTTTCTACATTTTTGTCAACGGCAGTTTCATACGAAAGCCCTATGACCTGCAAATTCCGAACGTGCACCTGCGCCCGGCGGTAGCCGCCGGCACGGTTAAGGAGGATAAACAGCTTATCCCCATGGCAGAGCCGTGACCAGGTATCCGGGGTTTCCCACACCCAACGGGCTCCGGGGTGATCCTTCAAAACCTGTGCGTTCACTTTCTGGCACATTACCGAATAGGCAAGGCTTTCCAGGTCCTGCGAAGTCGGTGCTTGATTGGGTTCCAGCTCGGGAGGAGCTTGTTCTTCTTGCTCATTTTTCTTCTGAACTGCGTTCTGAACGATTTTGACAATGCCATAGCCGATTATGAAAATCAGCAGGGGCCAGAACCGGCAGACATAGCACGCCGCGATTAGTAGGCCAATGATTTTCAGGCTGTCCTCTAAGGGCAGCTTTTTTGTTTCCTGCATGGAGAACTCCTTTCTCATGGGCGCAAAAAAGCGCACAATAAGTATGAATACTCATTGTGCGCTCATAACGCCAGATTTCATTTTTGCCTCAGTCGAAGAATGAATCTCCGCCGAAACACTCGTACCCGGTAAACTCACCGGGGGCCTCCTCGGGCGGCGGGGCTGCCGGCGCTGTGAAAGCCCCATAGGCAGCCTGCTCGCCGCTGTCATTCTCCTTTTGCTTGCCGCCGCCTGCATACTCGATGTCCTCAGCAACGACCACCAGGGCTCTCCTGGTTTCGCCGTTCTTGGTCTCCCAGACATCCTCGTCCAGCCGGCCGCGAATGTTGATGAAAGACTTTTCCTTGAGCTGCATCTTTTCCACACGGCCCGGGATATCCCCGAAGCCCTTGACGGAAATGTTGATCCAGCGCTGCTTGTTTTCGGCATTGGGGTCGTACACCTTTTTGCCGATCTTGAAAAAGGCCGCTTTGCCTGAATCCGCGAACCGGATGGCGGGTTCGTCTTGATACCCTGGGGACACACAGGCCCCGGTGATGAGAACTGCTAACATTGTGATTGCTCCCTTCTGGCGTTTTGCCATAAAAATTTTAAGCCCCATGGCTTTCCCGGAAACAAAAAAGTGCCATTTGCAGGCTCGCTTAATGCAAGCGCAAATGACACTTTGTAACTCTGATACTATGATTCCAGGGGAAACCATGAAACTTATGCTTATAATATATCACAGTTTCTTCCTGCCGTCAATGATTTTTTGTGGGGCGCTCGATAGCAAGGCAGGCGAATATGCGGTAAGTGCCTTCCTGCTCATAAATTGGAGTTGCGGGTGAGAGGTATAGAGTGAGATGGTCGCCCTCTGTTATGTTCTCTATCCTCTGAGTAATGGGGAACTGCACCGTCCTGCCCTCAACCGCCAGACATAGACTCTTAGGCTTTTTCCGTATGCTGGTAAGTTCAACCGTTGTCACCATGCCGGTAATGCGGATATAACTGTCTGAAAGACAGCGCAACCCAAGTAAGATGCCACTGACTAAAAGGAAGGCCGTCAGAGCAAGTCCTGGCAGAGCTAATATGACTTCTCCGGTTATGATCCATAATATGATAGAAAGCAACAATATAACCGTTCCCAGGCCACAGCGTATTGTCACTTGCCGCCGCAGCACATCCGGCAGCTGCTTAAATTTTCCCCAAATGCCTTTCATATTAGCACAAGCCTCTTTTTCTTCAGCAAGCTCTCCACTGTTTCCACCACCAGATCCCGGCATGGTACTGATTCCATCTGCTGCTCCAATAGGTTGTCCGCGATGTTCCAGGGGTGATAGATCTTTTCTACAAGTGCCTGACGGTTCCCCGCCCTGAGCAGGTCGCGGGTGGGCTTTATTCCCTCGCTTTGCAAATATATCAGTTCCGCCACCGTAATGCGAAGCCCGGCTTTCTTCAGCCAGCAGAGTATCGTTTTCTCTTCGGGAGTCAGACGGGGAAGGGGAAATGACCGCGCCGGACAGAGGGTGCAGTAGGTCAGCATCCAGTATCTGACTGCTGGAGCGTCTGCTTTTTCGGTTTCTATCAGACCAAGCCGGGTCAAGTCCTGCAGGGCAAGCTCCTCATCTTTTGTGCCAGTCGTTGCAAATCCAGACTGCCCACGCCGCCACAGTTCTGCGCGGAGGCCCGAGAGGTGGACGGCCTTCCCGCAGCGGGCCACGGTAAGCCCTCCTTTGAAGTTTCGTTTGCGAATGCCTTTGGATATATAGATCATGATGCATCTCCTTTACTTTATGATTTCTACTTATTACACAGCCGGTATTTGCTCATTGCAACTAAATGACATATAAAATCGCAAGGCAAGCGCCGATCACTACCATAAGGCACAGTACAAGCACCGCCACTTTCTTGATGATCCCCTTGTCCATTCCTTCCCGCCGGTGCCCCTCGTCTATGGGGAGGCGGTCATCGTAGTAGCCGTCATAGTCGTCCACAGGAGGCGGGTCGGAAGTTTCTTTCTTCTGGGAGGGCCTGGGCTTTTGGGGTTTCTTCTTTTTGGCGGGCCTCCTCTCTTTGACCGGGGTTTTTTCTTTTTGCTTGGGTGTCGTGTCAATTTGCAGGCTTTCCCCACATTCAGGGCAAAATGAAACGGTGCCTTCCGGCAGGGAGGCACCACAGTAGGGGCAATATTTCATCTTTCAGCAACCTTTCTATAATATAATAGAAAAGCTGGCCTCACGCTCTGGGGCCAACTTTTCACGCTACTATTATAGCAGGTTCGTTTTCGTATGTCATCGGCGCTTACTATGCCATTTTTGTGCCATTTTATGGGCATTGCTAAAAACTTGCCCAATTATGTTGCAAAATTGCGAAAATACGTTTCCAACAAATCCTCCGGCAGCCAAATATTGACGCCTGCATATTTATAATCATCGGGGTTTCTGGTCACGATACCATCCATCTCACCGGCTTGGGAAACGGCATATTGTACGGAATCCTCAAAATCAAGCCAGTCCAAATCTAAAGCGCACTTTATTTCCTGTTCCGTTACGGCGGCGATGGATACTACCTTGAGCAGCCGGCCCAGCAGATCTTTCACAACAGCCCGGTCTTTTATTTGCCGGCTGGCAATATAGTATATATCTGTTATTGTTGACGCAGATACATACTCCATTATATTCCCCTGTTCCACCAGGCGCAAAACATCTGCTGCGGCGGTGTAGAACGGGGCGCGTTTCAGCAGCACGTCCAGCACTACATTCGTATCAATCAGCAGTTTCATACCTTTTCAGCCTCTCCTCACGCAGCTCCTCCAGGGATAATTCTGTGCCGGGGATCGCCCCCACCAGCGAATCTATGATACCGCTGACCTCATGGGCCTGGTACTGCTTCTCCGGTGCGTCCGTAGGGAACACCAGGACTTCCAATGTGCGGTTTCTAAAAGTTTCCGGCAGGGACATGACGCTCATCAGGCTTTCTGCGTCAACAAATTTGCGTACCATTTCCATTCAAACCGCCTCCTTCGTTTATTAAATTTGGAGTATTAGTCAGAAAACACCTTGGACAAATCAATAAAGCAGCCATTCAAAGCATGAACACGCATGATAGAATCTTTCGTCCCCAGCTCTTTTATGACATACACTCCATTTTCCAGCGCAAAGGACTGGATGACCTGGTTTGCCGGGTCGGCGATCCAGTATTCCTTTACTCCTGCCCGCTGGTATAAATTGAATTTCACCATGCGGTCATGACGCTGGCTGGACGGCGAAAGGACCTCGACCACCAAATCGGGCGCGCCCTTGCACCCCAGGTCGTCCAGCTTATCCGGGTCGCACACTACGGAAACATCCGGCTCCACCATGGTTCCTGCTGCTTCTGGGCTGTCATTATCTTTTTCAAAGAGCCGGACAGCAAAGGGTGCGGGATATACCCGGCATTTTTTGCCTTCCAGGTAATTCCCGAACTGGCGGGTCAGTTCCGAAACGATCTCCTGATGGACTCTTGAGGGCGTAGCCAGCATGACCGCCTCGCCGTCCAACAGCTCATACCGTTCGGGCCCGTCCCAGCCCAGCACATCCGCAAACGTATAACGGACATTTTCCGCTAATGGCATCGTATCACATCCATTCTGCACATCTCTAAATTATTATATCAAAAGTTCCGGCGGTTAGCAACCCCATACACAAGAAAAGCGGCGCAGCCCGAAAGCCACACCGCCATAAAAATGTTGTTTTAGAATGGGGACATCACCGCATATTCCGGCTGGGCGAAATGCTCCGGTTCCGCCACATTCTGCTGAGGTTGTGCCTGCACACGCTCCAGCTTAGGCTGACAGCCTTTCTTGGGCCGCTCAATCTGCTCCCCATACCAAGCCGCCAGCCATGCCTCATAGTGTGCCTTGGTCGTAAGCATAAGCCCTGAGAAAGCCTCCCAAGTCATGCTTACCGAGACATGATTCTCCGGCTGATTGCCAAATCTCGGCACTATAAGCCCAGTCTTGTTGGTCTCTCCGGGGCCGCTGTTGGCTACGAACAGGAAGTTGCCGTTCTTCCCGCACACCAGGTCTGCTGTGCGGGACAGGCTCTTGCCATCTGGGCGAGTCCTTCCCAGGCGCTGCAGCTTTTCCGCTGACGTGCCACCCAGGTATTTATAGAGTGCGGACTTGTCATTCTGCTCTGCTCTCTGGCGCATCATGTGCCGCAGCTCACCTGTCACCAGCTTCTGGCAAAGCTCCAGGAACTCGTCCACCGCTATGTAAATGTGGACGGAATCTGTCTGCCGCTGGCCCGCCGGGCGCTTCATGTCGTAGCTGGCAAAACAGAAATGTACCTTGCCATGCTCGAAGAAGTCGCTCAGAGTCTCTACGAAACAGTTGCGGGCATCTTTGCGGATGATTTGGTGGATGTTGCGTTCATCGTCCATTTTGTCCCTCCGTTCCTGCCAACCTTTGCAGTTGGCTTATCAGAGATGAGATGTTTTTTCGGTACTGCTCCAGGAATGGCTTTCCCAGGTCATAATCGGAGAACTTGTACCACAGGTACATGATAATGGCCCGCTTCCGCTCTGCGTCAGGGACTTTTCCCAACAGCAGCGCAATTATCGGTGCAAAGCTCATGTCCATCCGCATAAACTCTCTGTCTTCTGGGAGAAAGTTATGCTTCATCCAACGCCCGCTCTGGACTTGTCCTCCCTTGAAATGATGGCCTCTTTCCAGGCTCAACAGGTACTTATAACGGCCATCCGGTGTAGGCTCTACCGAAAACGGATATAACCGGCACGCTCTTGGCTTGGCCTGCTGGATCGTACAGCGGTTGTCTTTGAGAAAAATACAGGCATCATCCGGGCCAGTGGACTTGAGCATGAACATAGAGAAGCCAGACTCATGCAGTATGACCGGCTCGGCATATTTGGCGAACACCGTATCCAGATTGTCAATAGGTTCGCCGCGCCCGCGAAGGTATTTCGCCAGCCGCCATGCGTCCAGGGTGTCCAGGGGGACGGTCTCACGCACATGGCGGCAGCAGGCCCCGCAGCATTTGCAGTGGAAGTTTACCCGCTCAGATGAGGAAACCGGCCTGGTGTTGGGAAGTTGAAAACTCATGTTACTTCCCCCTCTTTCTTGTTCAGATATGCCGTCATATCACTGACCGCCCACATCAGCTCCTCGGAAAAGAGCTTCCATTCTTTCATAAGCTCCATCAGCTCAGCTGACGTCATCAGGTGCGCGCCCTCCAACGAGAAAAACTCATAGTTTTCCCCATCGAAGCCATCATAAGGCAAGCTCAGCACGCCTTCCTTGACCAGTACCAGGAACCGCCCCAAATGTTTGCCTTCGGCAAGCGTATATGGCCAGCACAGGTCGTTTTCATACCGTCTTTTGTAGCCCTCGCAGAACTCCATGAGGGTGGCATGGTCGCAAGCACCCTCTTTGAAGAAATCTAACAGATCATCCTTGGATCTCAGGTCGGCAAAGCACAGGTTTGTGCCGCCAATAGACACGGTTTCATTTGTGGTTTCCTGCCCTTCGCTCACATCCAGCAGCCATAAGCCGTCACGGGCAGTCAGACGGTGCGCCCAAGTGATTTGCAGGTTCCGGCGCAGCAGCGCCTCGCCTAATTCCCAGCTTATATCGCCTATCTCGGTTCCCCCCTCATCGGGCAGAGCCGCCTCCCATTCCTCTACAGAGGAATGGACAGCTTGCAGAACTACACAGAGCTCCACCAGAGTTATGGGGTCAGCAAATTCACCGCCCCAATAATCAATGTCCTCCGGCTTGGTGACGCACCGCACTGAGCGGCCCAGTATAGAGCTGATCTCCTCATTGATGATCGCCCCAACCTGCGGCCAGGTCAGCATATAGCAGTTTTTTTGCGTGTACTTCATCTTTTTACCGCCTCCATAAAATTGTTGTGAACAGGCGCCACCCTCAGCACATACTTGGTGTTCCTGGTTTCAAACCGAATCTCGCTGGCAGACATCCGCCGCACGTCGATCACAGGCGTAGTGTGGCGAAAGCCGTCTGCCTGTCGAATGATCGCCCGCTCACCGATAGTGATATTTCCCACCGGGCTGCCGGTGATTATTTTGCTGATTTTTGTTTTCATCCATACAGCCTCCATTCTATTAGCATCCATGACACTCATCACAATCTATCTGGCACCATAATTCCTCGCCATCCTGGTAGCACCAGCTTTCGCCCCAACAGCGAGCATAGTTTGCGAGGGCAGCGCTGGAACCAGTCTCATGATAGTTTGTGATAGTTTCGCCATTGCCTTCGTACCTTGCATACCCGCTGTTGGCTCCACAATTCTCGTCTGCCCACCAGTGCTCAATGACAGCGTCAGGGTACATCGCAGCTAACTGTGAAACAACTGGTTCAGGGGCGTTCCATGCAGTTTCAAAAGATATAGTATCCTCATCCTGTTCCTCATAAGAATAGGAGTTCCATTTGGAGCCCCAGTTCATAATGCACCAGTAATACCAGCTTGTCGCGCCATAAAGAACTTTGTTGGTAATATAGGCAAGTCCCAGCTTGCATAGTTCATCCTCTGACATGGCATTGTTTTCAATGCAGCGCTGGTACACATCATCTCTCATGTTAGGCGTAATACATGAACGCAGTGGGGCGCTCTGAGGGGATGCCAGCTTGCGCAGTACAACCTCAACGGCAAGATTCTCTATAGAGCCGGATTCCATTTGCAGCGTCTCCGGCATGGGAATGATTTTATTGAAATCAAAAAACATTTCGCCATCTTTGTGTGAAAACAACGGTAGCTTGGTTATACCCTTCATTTTCAAGATATTCTTAACATGGTTCGGCATATTTTTCTCCTTCCACATATTGCATTTAATGTAGAAAAATAGCGGAGCAGTTTCCTGCCCCGCCACTTGTGCCGGTTTAGCCAGCCATTTCCTCAAACTCCTCCTCGGTCAGCGTAGGGATGCCCAGAGCGTGAGCCTTGACCAGCTTGCTACCGGCCTTCTCGCCAACGATAAGGTAGTCGGTATTCTTTGTCACCGATGATGCCGGCTTAGCTCCCAGCTCCAGGAGCCTGGTCTGGATTTCGTCACGGGTATAGTTCACCAGCTTGCCGGTGGCTACCACGGTCTTGCCTGCGAAGGGGTTGTTAGGGTTTGTCATAGTTGCATTCTCCTCTGTTTTAATAAATGTAATGTGGTCGAGCAGCGGACGCCAGAGCTTTTCTTCCTCTTTGTCCGCATACCATTTGTAGATGTTATCGTGCATTGTCTCACCGAAATCGTGGAGGATGGTAAAATCGAAGCCGTCTTTAATTGCATTTTCAAAAAGCTCCCAGGAACCTTTACTGGCGCGGTCAATGATACGCCCAGCGTGGCGGCCCACCATGGGGATACCCAGCCCGGCAATGAATTTTGCCAGAGTACAGGTTCGGCTCCTGTCGATGGACGCCTGCAGGCGCTCGTAGGATTTTACGCCAAAGCCCTCGGTGTTGATGATCTCATCCCGGTGCTTGTCCAGCGTGTATAGATCGCCGAAGTTGCGGATCCAGCCGTGGCCGATGAATTTCTCCAAGGTGGTATCGGAAAGCCCCTCAATGTTCATGCGGGTCTTTTCGCAGAAATGAGCAAACTTCTGCACCAGCTTGGCAGCACAGTGTGGATTCTTACAGTAGAGCTGCCGGGTGCCACCAGAGGTTTCCTCCACCACCAACGGTTCGCCGCAGCAAGGGCAGGTGTCGGGCAGCCGGAACGTGCCGCTCCTTGTGAGATTTTCGGCAATCTGTGGGATAATCATGTTGGCCTTGTAGACCTGGATGGTATCTCCCACACCGAACTGGAACTTCTCGAAGATGTCATAGTTGTGCAGGTAAGCCCGGCTGACGGTTGCGCCGTCCATCTCTACCGGCTCGAACAGGCCGGTGATACTCACCATGCCGGTACGAGTGGTGGCAAGCTCCACGCCGAGGAACTTTGTCTCAAACAGCTCGTCTTTCCACTTGAGGGCAATCAATCGGTTCTCATGGTGGCCGGTCGCGCCCAAGCTCTTGCCGTAGGCGACATCGTTGTACTCCATGATGAGGCCGTCCACCGGGTAGCTGAACTTACCAGGGTTCATCTCTTGCACCGCTAGGTCAACCTCCCGGTGATTGGGAGACAACAGCAGAAGGTGGGGAACAACGTCAAAGCCATTTTCAGCCAGAAAGTCCATCTGCTCAGTCTTTAGGGTGTAGGGGAACTCCGTCACCAAGTCAAAGGCTATGAACTCCAGCAACCGCTTTTTCGATTCTTCAGAATCCAGCTTGCGGACGCTGCCCGCCGCCAGGTTGCGTGGGTGGGTGTAAGGTTCGTCCAGCGCGTCGTTGATTTTCTGGAAATTCTCCCAGGAGATAACGCCCTCGCCACGAACCTCGAAGGGCTCTTTGGTGGGGACGGTCAGCGGCACATTGAGGAACGTGCGTACTGTGTGGGTCACATCCTCGCCGATGATCCCCTCACGGCCACGGGTGATAGCTTGTTGCAGCTTGCCGTCACTGTAGCGCAGTACCAGGGTCAGGCCGTCTAATTTCCAGGACAGCACCACGTCCCGGCCGCCGGCGAAGCGCACCAGGTCGTCCATAGACTTGGTCTTGTCAGCAGACAGCATGGGTCTGGTGTGGCGGACTTCGGCAAGGCTCTCCAAAATTTCTCCCGGCACCGTTTGGGTTGGGGAATCGGAGAGAATGACGCCGGTTTTCTCCTCCAGCTTTTTGAGGCAGTCCACCGCTGCATCATAGTCCCGGTCGGACATGATGGGCCTGTCGTCCCGGTAGTAGGCGACGTCTGCCCGCTTGATGGTGTCAATCAGGCCGCGCATCTGGTGAATTTGTTCGTTCTGATTTTCCATGTTTGAACTCCTTTCGGGTTTGATTATATGAATGGGGAAGCTCCCCAGGAATAAAGTTATTGGAGCCATTGACTCCGATATATATGAAAAAAGCGGGCAAAGATTTCTCTCTGCTCGCTTTTGTTGCCAGAGCTGAACCGCATGGGTCAACTCATAGGGCCAGATATTCACTTGTAGCCGGATTGTCCGGCAGAAACGCAAAAAGCGCCTGGGAACAGTGGTGTTCTCAGGCGCTTTGATAACTCGGATAACTGTGTTTGCATAAGGCAAACTTGATACTATGGTGCTATTATAGCAGGTTTTGGTTGGGAACGCAAGGGAAAATAAAAGGAAAATCTATTTTCCCACTCTATTCAGCCCAATTTTCCACTTTCAACTCCGGCACCCTGGCAAATTCACGCACATTGTTCGTTACCAGAACAAGCCCTTCTGACCGGGCGTGTCCGGCTATGAGTGCATCTGCGGTTCCGATTGGAGTACCATTTTTCTGGAGATAGGCTTGGATTTTTCCATATTCCACAGCAGCTACGTCGTCAAATGGGAGCACTTCAATGATAGTCAGGAACTTTAACAACGCCTCTGTGTTCTGAGCTATGCGCTGGCTTTTTTGGACTCCATGCTCCAGTTCAGCCAGCGTAATGGCGGAAATGCACAGGCCATCATCCATCCTTTCCCGTATAGCCTGCTCAACTTGTGGTGGATGATTTTTCATCGCGTATACGCAGATATTGGTGTCTAGCATATACGTCATAGTTCTTCCCTCACAGACGGCAGCTCAGGTTCACGTCCGTTCTCCATAAAATCATCGGAAAACCCATGCAGACCCTCAAGAAATGTCTTCCATGCCGAATCTTTCGGTACGAGTACAACCGCATCCCCAAGACGCTGAACCAGCACCTCGCTGCCCTCAAACCGATACTTCTTGGGCAGCCGTACAGCTTGGCTTCTGCCGTTTTCAAAAATCTTTGCTACTTCCACAGCGGTCACCTCCCACTACTTAATATATACCACGATATCTATTCTGTGTCAATGCCTTTTTGAATATTCAATTCATTTTTGCAATTTGCTTTTCCCACGTCTTTTCAGTCTGAGCCATGAGAAACGCCCGCAGCGCCTCCAATTCCTGTTGACTATCCCACGCCTCCAATGCGTTGTAGTAATCCCGCCTGTCCTCCTCGTGAATGACGATAGGCGGGTGGTTGTTGAGCACCAGCAGGTAATTCATGGCCAGCCGGCCAACTCGCCCATTCCCGTCAGCAAAAGGGTAGATATTCTCAAACTTAGCGTGAAAATATGCTGCCGCCGTCAGGGCTTTCTCAGGTACAACGTCCTGTAGCTCTTCCAGCAGTTCTGCCATCTCAGCGGCAACGTCTTCCGGGGCGGCACCCACCTCACTTTGACCTGTCACATAATCGTGATGCTTATACTCGCCCGGACGTTCTCCCAACTGCCATCTGCGGGGATCGTAGGTGTTCTGGGTCAGCGCATATTGCATCTCCACGATAAGCGTTTCATCCAGAGGACGCTTATCCCGAAAGGTACACAGGAACAGCTCATATGCGTCTTTTGCGTTGCGTATCTCGAACAATGTGCGCAGGTCGCCGGTATACCCGGTCACGCCATCATGCTCGAATATCTCCCGAGTGTCGTGGTAGGTAATATGCTCATTTTCAATTTTCCCGGAGTGGTACGCAAACGCGATGCTGTGGCTGCTCAGGGCCTCTGCCAGCTCGGCGTCAGTCTGGATATTTTTGCGCCGCCAAAGCTCCAGCGCCTTTTCGTAGTTCGTCATAGGCGGCCTCCTTTGTGAAGTCTTTTATCAATATTATAGCACGCTTTGGCTAAATGTACAACGTGGTTTTAGCTGGCAAGCGTCTGTACATTTCTCCACCGGCACACAGACTTTACGAAACCTTCTACAAACGCCCTCACCTCTTTCGGCGCGGAGCAGTCGCCAAAGCCGTACAACTGACGGATGCGCCCACTTTCCACGTCAATTTCAGCAGTAAAATAGGGCTTATTCGGTTGGCCGGTCCTGCGGATAAAGAACACCATCTGCTGGCCTTTGAGGTGCCGCTCATAGTATCCATAGTTACCCACGCAGTGGTTCAAACACTGCCCTTCCGTGAGAAAGTCCAGGCGTTTTTGCGGATATACCACCGTAAAGTCCTGGTTCGCATATGCCTGCGCCCACCAATATACGCTTTGGTCGATGGGCTTGTTTAACTCTTTTTGCCGTTCTTCTTCCTTTTGTTCGTTGACCCTTGCGGTCAACAGGTCGTGCTGGAACTTCAGATCCTTGGGTTCAAGAACACCTCGCTTTTTCATATCGCTTTTGAGTTCGCTGGCGCAGTTAAGGTAGTCGCGGTATAGCGTAACAAAATAATCTTTTTTTCGTTTCTTCAGAGCACCGGCAGCCTGTGCATACTGTTTATTCAAATATCGCAGGACTCGACCAAGCGAGTTATACTGCGTGGTTTCACTCAATGTATGTAGGGTATAGCTGTCCATGTTCCGTGCACAAAGCTGCCTGACAGTATCCTCCGGCACCCAGCGCCCTGCTGCTGAGATAACATCGATTTCCAGCGCATTGGCTTGCGTTTCCCGCAGTATGGGCAGATATTGTTTGCTGACCCCAAACAGTTCTGTAAAAGTATTTCCAGACTTATTACGCAAGCTGGGCTCTGCTGCCAGAATTGGCAGCCCCGTCTTGAACAGGTACTCCGCCTGTGGAGAAGCCCGTAGGTTGTCCAATAGATTCCGGAATTTCAGCAAGCGGTGGATCCCCTTCAAGCCAGCGGCCAGGTCAACATTGCAATACTGGCTCCCGAAAACCCGCCGCAGATTTCTTGTGTAAACGTGGGTTGTATCATAACATTCCTCACCATTTTTCAGTCGGCTCCAGCCCCTCACATAGTATGGCCACCAGTAATAATAGTAGGCGTAGCACTTCCCGCTTGGGGTTCCGGCAGGATAAATGTTGAGGAAGTAGTCAGAGAACTCATAGTCAGGTCTGACACTGTCTGCTGAAATCGTCCGCACTATGTCTACATAGCGAAGGATCAGCTGCCCCTTCGCCTTTTGTGCGATGCAGATTTTCGCCTTGTGCGTGATCTCGCCCTTGACCCACTGGCCACGGAACAGCACCGGTGTGCCGCATTTGGGGCATACACCGACGCTGCCTGTTTTTGTGGAGCGGTCAAGAGGAAAGCACTTTCCACAGTGTCGGCAGCTTCCCCAGCGCTTGCCCTTTTCCAACTTGGAAATATACACAACAGAGTCGGTGAACACATTGTACTCGCAATATTTTTCCAGGTCAGCCGGGTATTTCGGGAGCATGGCAAGATGTTTTTCCATCAGTGCCATTTTTGCCTCCCATGTTTTCCTCTTTTTCTCCCATGCTATATCAGAAATGAAGCTACAGACTGTGTTGATAATGAAGCTGTCGTCCCGGGTCGATATTGAAGCTGCTTTGATAACCGAACGCACGATATCCTCAGCTCCAGACTTAATTGCAACTCCTGTATGCAGCGCCGGGAACGAAAGGAATGGGTTCCGCCGAGTCCAACTGCCAGGTTCCAGCCCCATGTCGAGCTGTCCGACCAGCGTGATATAGTTTTTGCCATCGGTGAAAAAGCGGAACTGGAGCTTGCTTTTTTCATACACATCAATGGCAAGGATTTCCCCGCAGCGTTTTGGTGTGAACGTTGCTACGCCAGCTGTAAAGCTGCATTTCTTTTTGGCTTTTGGGCCTGGGGTCAAGGGAAGATTCTTCAATTCGTTTTTAATAAGCACAACGCCACCTCCTTAAAACAGCGAAAGCTGAATGATTTCAGGCTGGGCAGGCGGCGCGGGCTTCTTGGGTTCGGCCGTCTTTCGAGCTGTCTTCGCTGCCATCGGTTTAGAGGCCGGCTTTTTAGGTTCTTTCGCCATCTCCTCCTCACTGGGTGCGCTGCCGTTGATGGATATGTTCATCAGAAACTCCACATCGGCGTTGGGAAAGTAAGCCTTTACAAGACCGCGGTACACATCAATGTCTGAGATAGACGTCCCACAGCCTTTGAGCACCTCGGCACAGCAGTCTGAGAGGGTGCGCTTTGTTTTGTAGACTACCTCGGCAAATACCGGTGATTCCTCGCAGAAGTGGGTCACCTGGGCTGCGGCAGACTTTGAGATACATACTTCCTTTTGACCGCCTGCAAAGTTTTTCAGCTCGGCGGCAATTTTTTCTACAGCTTGGGCCTGGTAGTTTTCGGGCTGGTAGTCGTTAAGGGTTATGATTTTTTCTGGCATATTATTTTCTCCTTAAATTAAATTATCAGCGTTCTGAAGAATGTCAATAGCCGATGGGTCTGCCCGGATCTGGCGACCACAGCTGTTTTGCATTGTCATCTCGGTAAGCCCGGCAGAGGTAGCCATAGTAATCCAGCTCAAACTCGTACTGTGGCAGCGCTGCCCGGAGTTGTTTTGCCAGAGTATAGTGGGCTAGCTTGCCAGGTACATCCCACCAAGCATCACAGACGCCTTCTTTCTTTACCATCTGGGCAAATACCTCGACTTTGCCGGGTTTTGCAAAAGTTGTGCCCATGCACATATTGTGTACAAGGGATCTTTTTCTCATCTGACTGTTCATCTTTTCCTCCTTTGCCAGCCTAAGCTGGTAGTTTATTTTGTGGGGTATTGTACCCCGGTATATAAATGAAAAGAGCACGCAAAGGATTTACTCTGCGTACTCTTTTTGCCTAAAGAAAGGCTGGTATTAAATTGTGGCGGGATTCCCCGGTAGGAACGAAAAAAGCGCCTGGAAGATAAACCTCCAGACGCTCTGTAACTCAGATAACTGTGTTTGACTGCTTCAAACTTGATACTATGCTGTTAGTATAACAGATGCAAGGAGAAAATGCAAGCAGATTCCATCACTTTATGTCATCATCAAAGTGCATTATGCGCCCAAGCATAGTCACAGGTGTTTATAGCCCCCAATCTCGCCGCCCCAAATGTCGAGCTGGCCTTCCAGGTTCTTATCCTCCATCCACCAACGAAATACCTCATCGGCAGTCTGCCATAGTCTATCTTTACCTGTTGCTATTCTGCCTTCAAGCATCCGAACAAAGGCGCGGCGGTATAGTTGCTCATACTTAGGCCAGAGCTGAAACTCTGTGTAGCGGCTTTTGCTCGCCATAGGACATCCTATGCACCCTACGCGCCGCAATCCCATTGAGTAACAGGGATTCACTTCTATCCCTGCATCGTGCAGGAAAGCCCACACGTCCCGGTCAGTCCAATCCACAATGGGATGGACCTTCAATTTTGCTTTAGCTTGGCAAACGGCAATCACCCGACTGTCACCGTTATCCATGTCAAAGGTGATTTTCTCACGCCTTGTCTTCCCCGGAAGTTCTAAAACACCAGAATCCGCCCGGCTAATGCTCTCAGCGCTGCGGACTCCAAGGACAATGCACCGGTGAGGGTTTGCCACTTCTTTCAGATATGCGCAGCACCACCTTATTTTCCGGGTGGGTGGAATAAGCTTTTGAGGTATGAGTTTCCACATACTGGTGGGATTACCCTTATAGAGCGGAGAAAGAATAGCGCAGGGAACGCCCGCAAGCTCTAAGCGCCGAAAAGTTTTCCTAACGTGTCTTACCGTTTCCGGCGCGTCGGCAGTGGTCAGGTTGTGTACAACTTCAAAGGGGATTCTTGCCCGTCTGCACAACTCTAAGCAAACCTCACTGTCCTTCCCACCACTTACCGTGACCAATAATGGTTTCTGGTAGTATTTCTCACTCATCTCAGCTGCCATTCTCAGGCGTTCGATTGCTTTGTGTTCTAAGTCCATGCGATTCCTCCATTAACATCATTAGTTGGCTTTGATAAATGAAAAGAGCACGCAAAGCTTTCACTCTGCGCGCTCTTTTTGCCTAAAGAAAGGCCAATGTTTGATTGTCTTATATTTGATATAGTAGTTTCAAGTCAGATGCGCAGGCCCAATTACGCTCGTTTGCCCTGCGATTCAATATACTGGCCTATGTCTTCTACTATATACTGTCTGCCCGTGGTATGAAGCGATTCATAGAAATCACGGATATAGCCGATCACCTGGTACTGGTTGAAAAGGTCAATGACCTCACGGCCTTTCAGATTTTTCGCGGTTTTGTACTGTTCTATGCAGTATACCACGAATCTGGTTTTTTCATCCATGGTCACGCCTCCTCCGGGTAGGTGATCTCTCCTGTCCGCTGTTCCTCATCCCATAGGGAGTACAAAGTCGGCACGCTCAGGTGCCAGAGCTTGGTTCCTTCCTGCTCCAGCCTGCTGTACAGCTCTGACTGATAAAGCCGTGTCAGTGCCTCGGTTTCGGACAGGTCATAGCCGGACATGATGGCGCTTACGAGTCTTGGCACTATCAGCTCCAAGGGAGCCTTTATCCCTCTGCTACTCATGATTTGCCTCCTCTCCATCAAGCGTTCCCACAAAGCGGAGTGTTTCCAACGCTTTTTCCGTGGAGAAAGTCATCTGATTATAGAGCTTTTTCACTTTCAAGCGGCTCACCGTTTCCTCTTTTGTCAGTATGCCATCCTCATAAGCGGCAAATGTACGGTAAATGGTATCATTTGCCACCGGGCCCAAAACAATATCATATTTGGGGCCCAAATAGCTGCCGCTCCGGTTCTCAAAGACAAAGTCCAGCCACGCCTCATCCGCTGCAGCAAAAACTCTCACCAGAAGTGATGCCATCAAAGAAGCCACTTCCGGGACCGCATACACGCTGACACAAGGCGTTCCCACCCTCCTGCGAGCGGCGACCTTTTCAGCAAAGCTGACTGCCTGCTCCAGATTGGTTGTTGTATAAAAGCCCGATCCAAAATCCAGCGTCCGGCTCTGTTGGATCAACCGAGGTTTTTCTACGATCATGTTGCTTCCATGATATAAGGTCATGTTCTATTCTCCCTCTGGTTCTGACGGTTTTTAATAATTATATCACATTTCTCATAAAAATCAATCCGTTACCCGCTTTGCCAAAAACGAGTTAGCCACATAGTTTCCCTCGTCAGATGCCGTTGCCTGTCCACCCAAGCTGTCCAGGTACTGCCTTCCGGCCTTTGACTTGGAAATATACAGGCTGAGCCGGGTTCTGACAAACGCATCTGTAACAGCATCAAAGTATTGGCCGCTGACCACCAGCATGACGCCCATTTTCTCCGCTTTCTGTTCGGCGGTATGAAGGAGCACTCGGATGATGTCTGCCGTCTGCTTCGGGTCAGCATGGCTGATATAGGGCCGCTCCAGGAAAAGCACAGGCTGCTCTGGATTTGAGGCTGGTTCTGAAGCACCTGTAAGACTCTCCAGATCCACAAAGGTCAGCCTGTTCTGGCCTTCATGCTGACCGCCGTTACCTGTCCATGCTTTCGTCAAGCGCATATAGGCGCGGCCCAGAGTTTTGCCGTTTGATCCCGCATAGAGCAGCTTTTTATTGGAGTCGAACCCAGCCAACAGACAGTCACGGTACTCGCCGTTCTCATATGAAAGACAGGTACGCTGTGGAATGGTTCCAGCCAGCATAGTGGAGATGAAGTCGTCCCGTTCTTCTATCTGAATGTTTGCGTGTGAGGTTTGTGTATTGTTCTTCCAGATCTCTATGCTGTGTTCCGGGAGTTGGATCGCCAGTTCCCGGCTCAAGTCACCCTTGTGATACTTCAATTCACGGAATCTGCCCATCAGCTCGGCCTTTATCACCCGCATATATGCGGCCTTGTGTTCATTGTTCAGGCATTCCATATACTTCATAGCTATGTTCGCGCCGTCCTGGCAGAGGAAAAGGAGAATGTTGTCTTTGTTTTGATTTTGAAACTCCTCTGACAACTCCATCTTTTCTGCTAAATGACCCCAGTTCGGGTCTGTCCGGGTAAGATCAGCTTTCAACTCCTCTATCGACCCAAAGCCGGTGAGAGAATCCAAACTTCTCAGCGCTATCAGAACGTCCAGCTGTGTTTTCATGCCGGGCAGCAAATGTCTGCACTGGTCCCAGTGAACCAACAGCCGCACTGCTTCTTTAGCCTGAAGGCCGTCGATATGGCTAAACTCTGCCTGCATCCAGTCTGCCAGCGGCTTTTGGGTGAGCTTTACTGCCAAGGCTGCTGTCTCATTGTCATCCAATCCGTCCAGCAGGGTACGCTTACAAACCTGCCGGAACACCAGCAGCCGGTAGTCCTGGCTGTCTGAAATGAGAGCGTGGTAGAAATTCCAGTACAGTTCTGGTCTGCCGTGCAGGGCTTGTATCTCCGGAAATGTATATTGCCTGCCATGCGCATAAAACCCGGGGTGAAACCGGCTGACGACCATTTTTCTACAGGCGGCCAGATCTCTTTCCGTAAGCTCATTGAGGTTAAAGTGTTCTTCATAGAAAGGCTTATCCAAAAGAATTGAGTTGCTTGGTAAGCTGCAGAACGACTCTGCGTGCTCATCCACCAGCCGAATAAAGTGATTCTTGTTGTGAATGATGGCATATAGCAAAATTGTTTCTTCTTTTGAATCCATTTCGGAAAGGTCTATGGTTTTGAACTTAGCGCCGTACAGCGCGTTGGTATACCCGACCCGGGTGGACAAGGTGTGTTCCCAGTCTTCATTCGGCCTGGCTGCCAACAGGCGTTTCATAGCTTTCAATTCATCGGGTTTATATCCGTTTTGCTCCCAAAAGACAAAAAATGGACGCAGCGCGGGCAGGGGCAAAGTGATGACTATCTCCGTTATAAGCGCGGCATGATCTGCCCCCGGTTCAGCGAACTGCCGGTACTCATTCATCGTCAGGAACCCATCCACTTGCTTCTCATAAAGCAGCCGGGTCAATGAAAGCAGGTCTGGGTGGTCAGCCAAGAAGTTGAACACTTCCGTGAACGGTGCGGAATGGCACAGCTCGCAGCGCCCCACAAAAGGTTCCTGCAAAAAGTCCTTCTGCTCTTCGGTGAGAACAGCAGGGACTTCTATGCAGTTTGAAAGACTTTTGACAACAAGTTTCACAGCGTCTTCAGTCAGCCCAGCACCCGCAAAGTTATCCAGGTAGATCAGGCGGTTGGATTCTTCGATGGGATCGACACCCATGGCCTCCAAGAAGTTGTCGATAGTGGACTCCGCTATATCCCGTCCCGTGGACCAAAAGGCAGGCAGGAACCGGCCGATCTGAACTTGCAGATGAACAGAACTAATTTCTCCGTTGGCAATAGTGCTCAAAAGTTTAGTGTAGAAATCCGCAAACAAAGGGTTTTGGATAAACTCCCGCTGGAAGTTGGCTCCAACTCCTACCTGTCTGCCTAACGACTTCTCTATGCGGCCGCAGCTTTCCAGCAGCGTTTGCGTGTCGAACTTCTTAAGCCACTCCAGGGGCAAGTCTATCTTATTCATTTTAAGTATGACTTTTACCCGCTCCGTCATTGTTGTGCCCACCTCAGCAGGCTTTGTTACAGTTGTTGTCATTTGTTACTTCCTCCTTTAGCAATTTAATGTAATCCTGCATCTCGTCAATTTGCAGCGCTCCGTTCTCTATCAGTTTGCCGCACACCTTCAGAAAGCCGCCCATGCCCTCTCTGTCCAAGCAGTATCCGGCAGCAGAGAGCAACGCATCCAGCTGTTCCCTCACTACTGTACAGGCAATCTGCTCGTCCCGCAGTGAATAGTTGTTCCGGTCCAGGAATTTGAAAATCTTGGGGAAGGTATGCTCCATATCTTGAAACCTAGTGCGTATTTCGGATTCCCGAACCGCTTGGGCCTGCCGTTCCATTTCTAATTTGGCTGCGGCTTCTGCCTCATGTTCTGCCTCAAGCTCCTCGGAAGTGAGATACTGCTGCTTTAAGTAATTTCCATGATATCCAATCAAATTCTTTTGGGTGATCAGCTGGTCAAACAATGTACGTTGCTCAGATGGGGACAGCAGGTGCGCTGCATCTTTATCCCTCAGGACTAAAAGTGCGAATTTCAAATACTTTTCTGGCTCAAATGTAAAGATGAAGTCCTGAAGCCACCCCAGAAGGGTGCGCTGCATCTCCTCGTCCAGGAAGTTATTGCACAAAGTCAATTTGTCCGAATAGTAGCCATCGATGCTATACACATTGCGGAACAGGCTGTTGCGGTTGTACCCCAAGAGTTGTTCCAGGCTGTACATATCATGCCCGGCAAAATATTTTTCGCAAAACCGAAACACCGATAAATTGAAGTCGGCGCACAGGTAGCTCGTAATGTTTTTCATCACATTTCGATTTGCAGCTTCTCCATTCTGGTCCAGACAGCCGCAAAAGCTGTCCCAAAGGTCAATGGCACCTTTTTCAACCAGCAGCTTCATGCCGTACTCATCCGTTTCCAGGCACTCAGATACATAGCTCGCACCGGTCAGCGTGTCGTACCTGGCAATGCGGGACTGTATCTCCTCTTTGGACATATCATTGGAAAGATGATCCCGAAACAGTCTTCTGTATTTTTCGTGCTCGAAAACCTCTGCCAGCTTATCCCACTTTGTGTCCATGATGTCAAAGCAGGCAAAGATATCGTGATTCAGGCCAGCCGCATCTGCAAGCCAGATAAAGGTGTCCACATTTTGCAGCACTGCCCGTTCCTCTATGGCGTGGATCAGGCTGTGGGTCCCATAGCACAGCTTGGGAAACCGTGCGTATTGGCGATAAATGCTACTCAGCCAGTCGTAGACCCCCGGCGTGCATAACTCTTTCTGTGAAACCACTTCCTGGAATAGCTGCACCACGATTTTTGTCGTTACGACAGAATCGGTACGCAAAACCGTGTCAGCTGCCTGTGACTGCACACACATCATGTTTGCGTAGGCAATCTCAAGCGAGGTGTAGCCGCTTGCTGTCAGCTCATTGAACTCCCTGCTGCCCGGCTTTACGAACATCCGGGGCAAAGCACAAAGAGCCCGGAATAGCGCCGCATCTTTCCCGCGGTATCCTTTCAGTATGGGAATGATCCGCACGATGAGCCAGTCCAGGAGCTTGGTATTTCCCAAAACCGGCAGGGAGCGCTCTTTTCCCAGCAGGCGCAGCAGGTGGGGTTTAAAGTGGCTGAAGGACTGGGCGAAATCCGGGCACAAACTTATAATAAAAATAAGTTCTTCTGTTGAGCAGTACTTCCGATTGTAAAAAGAGTTTTCCCATTTCGGCGTGTCATCCCCGAGCAGGCAGAGCGCACCAGCCAGGAAAATGTCATCTTCCGCTTTGGCTCTCACTTTGTCCAGGAACACATACTTCTGTTTTCCCACGAACATATTGGCTGTCAGAAGTTCGCTTGTGAACCCAAGAGCCAGGGCAATGGCCCGCAGGTCTTCGTCCGGCATCCCGAAGCGCTCCTCATAGCGCTCCAGCAGTTCACCCAGATACAGGAAACCGTACTGCTCCTGCATGGTTTCTGCCACTGGTTCCGCTGTGCGGAGAAAGCAGCGGTTATTCAGCTCCCTGATTTGTTCAAGCGAAACCTTTGCGGTTTCCATGATAAAGTCGGTAACTTGGTTGAAAAGCTCAAGGTTGAGTTTTTGGGCAATAGATTGCATTTCTGATTTTGGCAGCATTTTGTCCTCCTTTGTCAGCCGAAGCTGGTAGATTTTTTTGTGGGGAACTTTGCCCCATTATATTAAAAAGCACGCAAAGATTTTTCTATGCGCGCCTTTTTGCACCGTTTGGAACCTGATATTAAGTTATAAACGCCTATTTGCTTTCACACATCTTTCTCTCATAGTCCAGTATCTGTTCCCATGATAGCCATTGGGGTTTCTCATCCTCGGCAAATTCCAGCCAGATTTTTTTCATGGCTTCAATGTGTTCTCTCTCATCGTGTCCTGATAGCCCGGCCTGACTTCTGTTTCCATATCCAAGATAATAGTCACAGTCGCTTCTTAGCCGGTCCAGCATCATATACTGAAAACTTTTATCCACCTTGACTTTATCACGGATAATGATAAACTCCTGTGCTATAGGATATTCTGGCTCACCATCAAAATCATTGTTTACGACAGAATATAGGGAGGGGATTTCTGAATCACCGCAACTTATATCCTTCCACAGGTGGTTGTGTTGATCTTTGTACACGGGGTGCGACCAGAAATCATCCCCTATATACTTCAATTTTAGCTTTTCTTTTCCTTTCTGATTCATTTTTATTCTCCTTGTATTATAGAGTAGTAGTTATTAAAGCCCCTCTCCAAGGGCTGAAGGTGCCACACTGTATCGGAGAAATAAATATTCTCGACTACGTATTTATCAATCCGAACACCGTGGACAGTTTTCATCTGTTTTCGGAAAGAACCGCTGCTGTAAAGCCCAGGATATAGCTAGAGTAGGGCTCGGGGCCACCGGGCAGTCCAGCTATAACCTTTCATAACTTGTTTTTACATTATGCTCTGATTCCGTTATGAAAAAACAAAAAAGCGCCTAAAAGCACAAGGCTTTAAGACGCTTTGATAACCCGGATAACTATGTTTGCTAAAGACAAACTTGATACTATAGTGTATAGTATAGCATATTTGAATTGTAATTGCAATAGGAAAACAAATTTTGTAAGTCAATTTTGTATGAGCTTGCTCAGAAGCACAAACCTCGCGTTGTAGAATTCATAGCTACACGTAGAAAGAGTAACAACACGGTCGCTTGCGGTCAGCGCAACTGAGTTTGAAAACAGAGAACGCTCTTTTGCAGATAAAAGCCACTGGGCAAACTCCTCCTCTGATGTAAAATCCGTCGGCCAAGCATCATCGTCCACATTAGCAACATACCCGGCAAAAAACTCCAGCTTAAAGCTGCCCTCCAGCGTAATCAGCTTGCCCGTGGGGTGCCGCTCATAGAACTCCTGGCTTTTATAGTGCATAAGATTCTGGAACATGGTGCCGTTATCCATGTTGTGGCCATAGATAATGCTGTTCTCGTTGGAAAAATCCGGGCTGTTCCGGTTGTCCAGGAAGATACACCCGGAGCTGTTCCACTCGCCGGTGAACAGGTGGTGCAGATAATAATCGTTGTCTGCGTGTTGGGCGATGGGGTAGTCGATATCGGTGCCGTCGATGGTGAGCCAGCCGACAATCTCTGGATTGATTGCTTTCAGAGCTTCAAAGTCAATTTCGGCCTGTAGCTGTTCGGTGGTATCTTCTTGGGATTGTTCAAAGTCTGGCTGCAGTTCCAGTTCCAATGTTTGGCTGACATCTGGCCGGGTAGTAGGAGTTACCCTATATTGATGTATGTGCTTCCGCAAATCTTCATATGACTGTACACTCTCATTATCCTCTTGGATGGGAATGTAGACCTGCCATGCCGCCACACCGAAGCCCATGAGCAAAAGTAGCACTATAATTATAAAGATGATATTTTTTCTCATTTGTACCTCACAGCTTATTTGCCTTTTCTTTCATGGCCTGGGCGGTGGGGTTGGCATAAATCAAGGTGGTCTGCACATTGCTGTGGCCTGCCTGGTTCGCCACCTCATGGATGGAGTATCCGCTTTCCAAAGCATGGGAGCAGAAAAAGTGACGTAATTTGTGGGGCGTGATGGTGTCTGAATATCTGTTGAAAATCTGATTGATACGGCTGGGGGTCAGTTTCTCGCTCTGCCTGCTTATAAATAGGAAAGGACTCGCGGACTGGCGTTCCTTCAGGTACTCCCGCAGGGCGTGGACGGTCTTATCGTTTAGGTACACCAGCCGCTGCTTGTCACCTTTACCAGTCACACGGATTTCCTTAGAGGTCAAATCGACTTGACTCAGCTTGAGGTTCACGCATTCATCACGCCGGATGCCGGTGTATGCGCACAGGGTAACAATGGCATAATCCCGCTTGCTGCCGCTCTCCAGGATTCTCTGTCGGAAAGCCTCCACATCTTTCTTGGTCACGGTACAGGGGCTGGCGTACTGCGTTTGGACTTTCATGAAGTCGCTGGGCAAAACTGCCGCTTCGGTCTGCTGGCCGGTTTCTATGAGCCAGTCGCAGTAACAGCGCAGGGATGACAGGTGATGATTGATTGTCTTGTGACTGTAATTCTTTAGGTTGCGCATATAGGAGATATATTCCAGCACATTAGCGCGGTAGATCTGAGCGGGCGGCTCACCAAAAGTTTCCTCACACCACTTGAAATAAAGGGTCATGACCCTGCAATATGCAGAAATTGTCCTGGAAGATTTCCCTTGCCTTTGCAGATATTTTGAAAATTGTTTTAACAT